TATTTGAGTTGATAAATACAGAAAAACGCAATAATTAATTATTATCCTTACTACAAAATATACAAAGTAATTCTGGAACAGAGGTTGTCAAATTGTGGTATGGTAACGGTGGTCGGTTATCAATATTAACTTTGTCATTATTGTTGTTGGTAGCCGTTTTAATTGGAGGTTTTGATTTTGATTTCATATGAGACAATCCTTTCTTTTGAGAGTGATATTTATAAAATACTTTATGAAGAATCTAAGCAGAGAAGAATACAAATGAATAGCAAATTAGCACCAACTATAACCATTATAATTGGTGAATTGGGAGCTTTAGTTTGGACTATATTTAAAATTGGAAATAACATTTCAACTCTTAATAATATTATAATGAAGCAACATATTACACCAATCGTTCTTACTGTATTATCCATCATATTGTTATGTATTTCAATTGTGTATCTTTCAAGATGTTTAACAAATTATAAATTCACATATTTAGATCCTATAAAAGTATCTGAATATATCGAAGACAATAAAACATACACACAATATTACAATGAAGAAGAAATTGTTAATAATATTCAAAGTAATATAGTTAATGAATATAAGAAAATGTGTATAGAAAATTGGAAAATAACTAACAAACACTGTGATTATTTTAGAAAATGTTATATCTTTCTCATCTTTGCACTCATTAGTTTAGCTATTAATTTTGTATTTGTTTTATATTTATAGTTTCAATTGTAAGAAAATATCAGGAGTATCAAAAGCAACATCAGTAGCAATGTTTGGCATCTTCTCACAAAAAGTCAAGAAACAATGGCACTGCAATAATTGTAAGAGTGATTTTTAAGCAAGAACTAATGTTCCGAATGGTAAAATATTCCTTAATGTAGTATGATAGTAATATCAAATTACAGAGGAGGATACTATGTATACATTTAAAATTAAAAACAAAGATGGTAAAGTGCAAGAATACAACCATATCAATAAGGTCTATTATGGTCATAAAGGCGTATTAGAATACAATCTTGAAAATGAAGAAATATTTAATCATCATTATTCAGTTGGATATGATTTACATTTATATTCTGACACTAATGCATTTACCATCTCTAAGTCAGAAATTTCAATTATTGAAGTTATAAAAGAAAACTAATAATTATTCTCCCAGCTCAATTTCTATCTCTGTATTGAGTTCGGGAGAATTATTCTCCAAGTTCTTTATATACTCAACAATTGGTTTCAGTTCTCGTATTTCATTTATTTTAATCTTTATAGATAATTTCATATTGATTCACCTCACATATAATAATTTGATAAAATAACGAGTGTATAATTAAGATATTTTTAAGCAGAGGAGTGGTGAATTTATGTATAATGATATGTCTCCAACAGAACTATGTTGGCAAACAGGTGATTATACTGATGAATGTTATTGTGAATTCTGTGAACACAGTGACGAATGTAGCGGATCTGAAGATAAAGACTGATAGGATAGAAGAGTAGTGAAAAGAGCAAGTGTGAATACATTTGCTCTTTTATTTATTAACCAAAAAAGCATTCACAATTAAGTGAATGCTTTTAAGCTCTTTACATCAAAGGTAAAGAATAAGGTTTCTTACATCGTCATACGCCAGTAACCCAACGCAGACCGTTTGCATTTGTTTATATATTATTATATGCATTTATTCTTGTTTGTCAATACCTTTTTCAAAATTAATTACTAATTTATCTAATATTTTGTCATTAATCCTTTTTAATATATTTTCATCAGTAATACTAACTTTACCTGCTCTTACATTATTGAGTTTTCTTATTCTTCTTATACTTACAGATCTTATCATATCTACTTTCAAATAAGAGTCTTCATCTCCTGGTAAATGCTGAACCTTTCCTATATTTACTGCACAATCATTAAATTTTTTATCTTCTGATGAAGCCAATGGGAATACGGTAAATACAAAACCTTGTTGTGCCCATATCATAGCATAATGACCATCTTTATATTGGTCGCTTAACTCATCACCAATATTCATACCAAATTCAACCCAAACTATATCACCTCTTTGCATGTTTTGTGGTAAAGAAGGAAACCTCTCATGTAATTCGTGACGTTTAGCATAATTTGACTTCTTTAATAACCATTTACAAAATTCAACAGCAAAATCAGATTCTACATCATATAAAGTTGAAACTATACTAGAAAGCATTCCCTTTATTCTACCTTGTGCAGATATATCTTCCTTTAATTTCATATTTAACATTCTCCAATCATCAGTATTTAATATTACCATTATATACCAATAATTGACATAATTCTATCAGAACATATGTTTATAAACGTATATAAATGAAGAGTAGCCATTAATGACTACTCTTCAAAATCTTACTGTAATGTCTTAACAATTGCTCTCCAATATTCAAATCTTCCTCGAACATTTTCCTTTGAACCTGTTCCATTCTGAACAAACTGCTTATACTCATCATTTGAATCATAATTAACACAAAAATCAGCAACCTTATCGACAAGTTTTGTGAACGACTTCTTATCTTTAATAATACGATAACCTGAATATAATATTTGTGGGATAGAGGTAACAGGAATTTTAATTTCATCAAATGATTCATCGAATCTATCCATAGCCTCTTTTAATGTATCAGCTCTACCAAGATACTGATCCGCATAATCAGTTACATAAGTATCAATATCTTTTGTTCTAAAAGATGTAAATTCCTGTTCCTGATTAGAAGAAATAAGCATCATTGCCTGGATAATTATATCTCTATCTGTACCATTCTTTCTTTGTGTAGGTGACATAAGTTTATCCATGAATGGATGATTGGCGAGAGAGTAGACCACTTCACTAAATTCATCTGATTCATGCACCACACGCAAAAGCTTATTTGACAGAGGTTTCCCTGCATTCTGTCTTCGGAAAAGTTCACGGATATCTGTTTCTGTACAATCGGTCATTCTATAAATCTGCAATTCAGCATTAAGAATTTCAGATTTAACATCTTCATCAAGTTTGTCAAATTTTAAGCCTGATAAATTCTTTTCTTCACCGTTAATAATAATACCATTCATATCCTTTGATAAAGCAAATATATTCTCAATATAATCTCTTATAGTAGATAAACGCTGAACACCGTCAATAACCGATAGAGTTCCGTCTTCTTCTACAATTGCATATGTTGGATTAATTGGATAATGGCGAAGTAGTGAATCAATCAAATCTGATTTTTGCTTACGATTCCATTGTCCCTCTGGTCGCTGTAATTTATGAGAAAGATTAATTGTCCCCTTATTCATATCCTTTACAAGTGATTGTAAAGAGCGAGTTTTAGATGTATAATCCATACTTTATTATACCTCCCATATATGTTAATATTTTCATATAACATATCACATATAAAATATTTTTGCAATTATATCAATGAGAAACGGAGGTTACATATGTTAAAAATTCATTACTGTCCTAATTGTCATAGAATCACATACACACATTATATTAAATGTATATGCAGAACATGCAACATTGAATGCAAAAATCTTGATATAGAATTTGAAAAATTCTTCTCAATGACGAAATCCGAAAGAGAAGAGTATATTAACTCACAATTACAAAATTAGAACTATTGTTCTGGATTGTATTGAATTAAATACAATGGTAAAATATAGACATTGGAGAAACAACATAGATGTGTGCCATAACACTCTATAACCGAAGGTTGTCCCAATGTCTATTTTTATGGCAGTCGGAAAAATGAATCTGCCCTTTCTGGGCGCATATTTCCCTAATTTATATTTCTATTTTATAGAGAAGGGAGGCGAGACATGTTAAAATTTTTAACAAGTATTATCGGAAGTGGTAAGTATAATTTACGTTCCGTTTTAGGAAAAGTCATTGTAACAAGCATGATTTGTAAACATACTGAACTTTCTGATAGTAAAGTAAAAGACATCACTAATATGATGTTATAATATCTTTCTCTTTATATGCCATTTCATTTTTCTCCTTTTAATTTTTTGGGTAGGGCTGTCTCACGACAGTCCTATTTTATTATTAATCACTAATCTTATGATCATGTCAATATGCATAAAAAGACTCTTTAATACTATACATTTTCCTCAAAACCTATGTTCTGAATTGTAAAAATATGATATAATGATATAATAAAAATATCTGGGAGGCATACTTATCCAAAAGGTAAGCGTAAGGGAGCCAGATAATATATAATTAAAAATATAGTCGGTCGCCGAGCAGGTATTGCTTGGGCAATAAACCCCTTCAGTGTTTCTGTTGTATACAAAGCAGAAGAAACTAATAAAAGGAGGAACGACATTATGAATTGCCATATTAGAATGAGCACGTCTTTTGTTATTGCGCTTATAGCGTTGTTTATTGTCATTAAATTATGTTTTTAATTATTGAATCTGGTGGGAATATTATTATTATTTTTACATAGGAGAGTAGATTTTTCTACTCTCTATTTTATTATTCTCTGTTTTATAAGTTATTTTTGGAATTTTCTAGTTGAGTTAAACACACACTCAAGTACATTACTGAATTCCGAAATCGCAATGTACACTATGCATTATAAGCAAATGTCATACTTAAGGCGATGACTCACTTAGAGGATGGGTATGTCGTTGGGGATTGCTCTCTTATATAGTTATTCTCTATACATGACCTTTCATTTCTATATATGGTCAACATTAAAAATGTAGAGTACCGTCCTGCTCGTTGCCCGTTGTTAATGATACTTAGACACCTATCAAGTCTTCTTGATATTCTCATATATCCACATATACAATTTTTTCCGCTTTCGCAACCTCATCCAATATAACTATATGAATTACGGTTTGCTATGTGATCCGTGGGTAGTTTGTTAAGCTACCAAGCATTCAAGCATTTACTCCTCCATGTAAAGTTTATACTCCGCTAAAGTGTTTGCAGAGTTTTTTATTAAGAATCCCATGTATCCATAGACTTGATTACAACGCCATTATGTTATTCTCTTATCTATGATTGACCAACTAAAAACTATTGGAGAGAGTTTTTTGTGTAAGGTTTTAAAACCCAATCAAAATTCTTAATAAACTTAAAGATACCTGTACCAGCACCAATAAGTCCTAAAGTACCAGCACCATTACCGATATTAACTATTTTAGTTAATATGTTTAATAAATCTGAAGTTAAAGAAACTAATTCTTTTACTAAATCTGTGTCAATAAAATTTTGCCAAAATTCTTCAGCAGTAGCAGATAGAATTTTAATTCTACCATTAATACTATCAACTATTGCATCATTTTCTCTTAAAGCCGAACCTTCAGCTTCTCCGAGACTTTCAAGTACATTGTCAATTTGCTGATAATTTTTAAGCAATGCTGCTACATTATTTGCTCTAGTTTTTCCTGCTATAAGTTCAAGAGTGGCAGCTTGTGATGAATCGCTAAGTTTGTCCCACGTTGCACCCAACTCTTTAACTATCTGTGTTGTTGACTTAAAGGTATTGTCATTGAGCATAATATCAACACCAGTTAATGCTTGAAGCTGTTCACGAAGCTTTGAACTAGATTCACATAATCCTTCAGTATCTTCACCCATATCTTCTAATTCGGCTTTTGCTCCACGAAGTCTTAAACTAAACACCTTTAATGTATTACCTGTATTTTCACTATTTTGAACGATTTCATTCATAGCTGTAATTAAGGCAATACTTTCTTCAAATGAATTATTTCCAGTTTCAAGGGCAGAAGCTGAACGCTTCATAGCTTCACCTATATCCGTAGCAGATAAAGCAAATTTATTACCTATTTGGTTATAATCATCAACAATTTTTATACTATCTTCGGCTTGGATATCAAAAGCCTTCATTGCCGTAATCATGTCTTCGGTAGCTTCTGTAATATCAACACCATCACCAACATTTACGAATAAAGTAGCGTTTTTTGCCAAATCTTCGGCTTGTTCTAGGCTATATCCTAAGCGTAAGAAATCTGCACTAGAATTAAGAAGTTCTTTGTTTGTGCTCGCAATTTCTTTTGCGGTTGAAGAAACAGTATCTCTAAATGACGTATATTGTGCCTCTGTTGCATCGGATACTTTTCTAACTTCTGTCATTGCTGTATCAAGTTCACGAACAGTATTTATGCCTTCTTTTACGACATTAATAACATCATAAACACCAAACATTCCTGCCATCTGTGCAGCAATCTGATGGAATCCGCTATTCTTTAAAGTGTCCCACAATGTTCTACCTGCACGACCAGCTTCAACTTCGGCATTGTAAATCTTTAAGATTTCACCATGAATCTTATCAAGACTCATGCTAGGATTACCACTTTCAATTTCCGCATAGTAAGCCTTAATTTTAGCCTTTGCCTCAGAAGACATCTTGCTATTTTCATTGAGAAGCTTATGAATTTTGTCTAATTCTTTCTGACCAGAAACAAAGTTATATCCCTTTTCAGAAGCAGACATATTTGTAACAGTAGCGATAGTATCTTTAATTTTCTTTTCATAGTTATCCAATCTATTGATATCATCACTTGTCACCAAACTAGCATCTTTGCCTTTTAATTCATTAAGCAAAGTTTCGTACTCATGAACAGCATTCTTGATAGCCTGTACTTTTTCTAAATATGTATCACTTGTCCAACCACCATCATTAAACCTGTCAATAGTGGCTTGATATTTATCAAC